GATCCTTGTAAACCACCAAGCAAACCAGCTTGTTGCTGTCTTGCTCTTAGTTCTAGTTGTGGGGCAAACATAGCTAATTGTTGTTGTCTTGCTAGATCGCTCTCCGCGGCCCTTTGCGCTTGCTCAAAACCAGCCTGTCGCAAGTTTGCTGCTGTTCTTGCCTGTGCTTCAATAAATGGTCTTTGTGATTCTGATTCTAATAATGCAGATCGTGAACCACCAAACGCGCCTGCCCTAATTGCTCTATCCTGCGCGCCACCACGCGCTATATCTGCCTGTCTTTGTATATCGCCTAGCGCTTGATCTATCACTTGTTGTTGAAACGGCGATTGATACTGTTCTATCGGCGCAGTAAGTAATGATCCTACTTGACCTGTCATAGGTCTTTGTTGTTGTGCTAGTCCTTGTAGGGCTTGCGTAGGATCAAACGCCATACCAGATTCAAATAGTCCTCTTGTCGCCTGAAACTGCCTCAGTTGGTCTGGATTGAATCCAGCGACCATTGGGCCTGTATAAGGTATAAATGGCTGTTGTGAGAGTCCTCTGGCTCTGCTAAATAATTCTTGAAACTGTGCTTCTTGGAAGGCTGGTAAACTAGCTTCCTGAACTGTTGTGGTTTTTCCTTTGCTCATAAGTCTTTTCTAATTAAATATTCTGTTTCAAATCCAAGATGTTTTATTTTTCTAATCCATCCTTTTCTACCGCCACCATAAAGTCTTTTTATACCTGCCGCCTTTGCAAATGCTTCTATTGACGGCAACATTTGTTCTAATTCTTTATAGTCACCACCACAAAACAAAAGGTTTAACGCTTTTACTTGTGGATATAGTACAAACTCTGTTATATAAGCAGACCTTTTGCCTGGCCATAAGTGGAATATTCCTGATCTTATTTTATCTTCTATATCGTCAATTGTATAGGAATCTTGATACTTTACTGCTTTTTCAATAAAAGGCTTACATCTGGCCCATTCTTGTTCCCAAGGCTGTTTTTCTTGTGTTTTAAGTTCTACTACCTTGTTAGTCGCCTTTTGCATACTCAATCAAACTTGCTGTGACATACAATTTGTTTGCGTCAGCAGCGGTTACTTTTAATATTTCGCCTGCTTTTACTACCAAACTTTTTGATAAAAGTTCTGCGGTAGTATCAGCTGCAATTACATGTTCGTTATACAAACTAAATACATTACTTGATGTATCAGTCAAAGTTAAAATTATGTTTGTTTGACCAGATGTATTGTTGTTGACCAATATAGACTCAACGATAGTAAAATCAAATGCGCTACCAGTAGGTGACGTGTAAAGTGTCGTGACACTATTGGTTGTTAAATATACCTTTGCGTTATCAGCTTTTTGTAAATACTGTCGTTGTGAGGATAGATCCATTATCTTCTGCCTCTATTACGCAAGTTTAATCTTATGTTGCCAACTTGAAAATCTTGCGTTGTACCGCCTGTTACTGTCATTTGCACTTGTCTTGCAGTAAATCTAGCGTCTGTATAACCATCATTTTCAAAGGTAAAACTACCAAAATCTGTTTCTGATCCAAGTGGCGTAAACTTACCTTTGAAACTAATTGTTACACCAGGCAAAGTATTTGCCTCTTCGTCTGGTATGATTTGATTGCATTGAACATAATTATCGCCGTTGCCTAGTTCTATAGGACCAGTTGTGCAAAATGGAACACTTGTTCCTAAATTTGGCGATGCGTTTAGTGTAGTAGATTCGTGTTGATAAATAAAACCGCTAGAATCTCCAGCAATAGGAAAGTCAAATACACCCTGGTCTATCCAACATCCTCTGTCTAAAGTTCCTATGGCCCATGTGTTTTCTCTGTAGTTCCAAATGACATATTTGTTTGGTAAATATACTCCGTCACCAACTGGAAAGCCCCACCATAATTCGTTAAAGTTTGAATTGTGTCCACCCCAACAAGCTGCTCTGCCTTGCACATTAAGATTGTCATATACAAAATCATGCACATCACATTGTATTTCTCTTACTGCACCATCATAAATGAAGAATGAGTTTTCACCCATCCAAGATAAAAAGTTACCTGTAGCAACAACTGATCTTCTACTAACTGCTTTACAATTTGAGCCTGCTGTTGATATACCATAAACAAATGGTGATCCTGTATAGTACATTCTGTTTATGCCAGTATCACTAAATATTATTACATCATTTTGATACTTAACACCAAGTAAGGCTCTGCCGCCTGTAGGTATTTGAAGATCACCAGCGGTATTAGTAGGACTTGATGTCCAAGTATTACGATCTTCTCTGTCGGACCATGATATTTTTCTTGGATCTCCACCCGATCCTATAGCTACTAAATGCCTTTCGTTAGTTACTACAATAGCTTGACAGCCAGTAGGTGCGTTTGTAACAACTGTTCCTATGGTATCTGCTGTACCGCCTGAAACTGGCCTCCATTTGTAAATTTTGCCATCACCAGAAAAACAAAATATTAAATCTTCACCCCAGTTGTCAAAAGAAAAGTGTCCAGATGCTAGAGGCAGACCTGATTGTGAACGAGCGTCACCATAATCTTCAACGCCCCAATGATAAGCACCATATCCAAGTGGATCATTAGCAGCATCATTTACAAAACCAGATGGTGTTATGTCTACTACGGAGTTTTTATAAAGAACATATACTTTTTGTCTTGTACCTATTGCCAAAATAGATTCGCCTGTATTGTCTGCATAGGCATACATACCAATAGGCTCGCCGTCTAAAGCTGTTGCTATAAGTTTTGACCAACCTCCTATGGGTTTCAAAAAACCATTTTCAAAGCGTATTAGATCCCCGTCAACCCAACGACCTTTGTTAGCATAATCAGTACCATTTTTGACTATGCCAGCGGGCGGTGTGACGGGCAACAGAGCCATGTTATGAAGTTAATGTTTTAGTTTCAGTTGTAGGAGTTACTTTTTCAGCTATGACTGCATCTAAATTAGTTTTCATTTCAGTTACTTTATCGCTACCTAATGCAGTTTCTACCCAACCCTGCAAGTCACTATTGGTTAAAGTTGACCAATTTTTAAAACTTGATAGATCAGATGTATCTAAAGACTGTGTTCCATAAACTGTAGCAGTTTGCGGATTGCCTTCAGAATCATTGTTACTATCATCAGTCGCAGTAAGTCGCCAATGCACATTGTAAACTACATTGCTTTTACTATTATGTGTAGGGTATCTGTCGTGTGTTTTACAGTCCCATTCGTAAGATATTGCCATATTATTCTCCTTTATTAACCACAATATAAAACGCAAGATACAAGTTTTACACCAGAACTTGAGTTTCCTATTGTTACTTTTCCTATTGTTTTACTTCTAATTATGTCATCTGTTTGCACTTTAGCTGTGCCATCACCATTTGACTCTAATAAATCACCACCATTACAAGCACCAGTTACTTTTACAGCAGCTATACCAACTGATCCAACTACAGGTTTGTTGTCTGTTTCAGAATAACCATATAAAACACCATATACTCTTGTATCTCCTATAGTATCGCTAATTTTAATTTTAGCGTGGTCAGCTCTTGTTTGTCCTTTTTTTGTGCCTGAATTATAAGTATCTAATTCATCTATTGTAGATACTACAGTTCCTATTTCTGTATCTGTTGAAATACCTGATGAATCGTGAGTTCCAGAAAAACCATTATATGAAACAGTAGAACCAGAAACAGAAATGCTACCCTCTTTACTTGTAGCTTGATAAAATTCTATTATATCTCCATCATCAGTAAGCCTATTAAAAGCAGCTACAAAACCACCATCTCTTGTTTGTTGTAATCCACCATTACCAAACAACTCATGACCAGTCGTACCTAAATTATTACCTGAAGTTTTACCTATAAACAAAGCACCACCACTAGTACTATCAATACGCATTCTTTCTGTATTGTTTGTGCCAAAAAGAATTGGTAGATTTTCATAATTCCAAACATAACCATTTGTTGTTGCATCTATACCTACAAATAAACCATCGCTTGTTGTAGTTCCTGTTGTAGAATTTTGATATCTTATAGCAGCAGATGAAGCACCTGTACTTCTAACCCTCATAGTCATATCATCTGTATCAACTACATCTAATTTACTTCCATCAATAGGCGAACTTGT